GGCTTCATCCGAAAATCACCAGAAACCCCCCGGTTTATCCGGCGAGAGTGGGGACGATGCGCGATTGCCCAGGCTGTATACGGAAACCCCCGGAGATGTTACGGGCACCTACGGGGGTCTGGCCGTGGCCTGGGCGGCAGACGTGCTGGGCGTGGTGGCGAGGCCGTGGCAGGCGTGGGCGCTCGACCGCGCGCTCGAGCACCGCGCGGACGGATCGCTGCGCTGGCCGGTGGTGGTGCTATCGGTGAGCCGGCAGAGCGGCAAGTCGATCATCGGGCGGATTGTCTGCGGGTGGCGGCAGGATGCTGCCGCCGATCTGTTTGGCGAGCCGCAGACGGTGGTGAGCACGGCCAACAAGCTGACCACGGCGCTCGAGCTATGGCAGGGCGTGGCCTACGCGGCGCAGGGCAGGCGCAGCGTGCAGGTGCGCTGGGCTCGAGGCGCGGAAGAGATCGGCACCGCGATGGGCTCGCGGTGGCTGGTGCAGGCCGCGACGCCAAACCTGGCGGTGGGCCTATCCGTATCGCTGGGGCTGGTCGATGAGGCCTGGAATGTGCAGCGTGATCACGTGGAAAGCAGCCTTGTGCCCACGATGCTCGAGCGGGAGAGCCCGCAGCTGTGGATTGTGAGCACCCAGGGCGATAGCGGGTCAGACCTGCTGGAGTCCTACCGGCGGCAGGGCGTGAAGGGCATCGGGGATCCCGACACGGCAGACGTGCTGCTGCTCGAGTGGTCGGCGGATCCCAGCGCGGACGTGAACGACCGCGAGGCGTGGCGGCAGGCGTCGCCGCACTGGTCGCCCAGGCGCGAGGCGTTCATCGCCAGCCAGCTGGAGATCCTGCCCGACCAGATCTTCCGCACCCAGATCCTGAACCAGCGCGTGGATGCGCTGGGCGGGTGGGTGACGCGCGGCCAGTGGGCCGAGTGTGAGGCGCCGGGTCTAGACCTGCAGGCCGGCCAGCTCGCGCCCAAGATCGTGGCCGCGTGCGAATACTCGGAGGATGGCAGCCTGTATGCGCTGGTGGTGACGCAGCGGATCGAGAACCGAATCGTGGTGCGAACCTACGGGGAGCCGACCATAGACGGCTTGTGGCAGCGCGTCTGCCGGCTGCCCAGGTCGGCGCTGCTGCTGGTGTCGGTGGGGTTCAAGGGGCGGCTGCCGCTGGCGCCGTGCGACACGCGGCTAGTCGGCGTGAACGAGCTACGGCTGGCGACGCGCGTGACGCTGCGCGCGATCGCGGACGGCATGATCGCGCACGATGGAAACCCGGAGCTATCCCGCCACGTGCTGACGGCGGTGGTGGCCTACACGGGCGAGGCGGGCCCGGTGCTCAGTCAGCGCCGCTCACCCGGCCCGATCACCTACGCGCGCGCGCTCACGTGGTGCGTGGGCGCCACGCTCGAGATCCCCGAGGTAAAGCCGCGCCCTGCGGTATTCTCCGGCTCTCGTGACTGAGCCACGCCCGCACTACGCGCTGCCGCCGGAGACTGGGCCCGAGCCCGAGCCGCAGCAGAGCCTATGGATTCCCAGCTGTCCGCGCTGCGGTGGCGCCGGCGTGGTCAAGCTTGACGTGCTGGGCGCCGACCCGGACGACTGGTATACGTGCCGGACGTGCGGCGGCAGCGGCGTAGAGGGTGGCGAGCTCGCGGCGCGCCGGCTGCGCGAAGGGTGAGGCTGCTGGATCTCTACTGCGGCGCTGGAGGCGCGGGCGTGGGCTACGCGCGCGCCGGGTTCGAGGTAATCGGCGTCGACCTGGCCGCGCAGCCCAACTATCCGTACGAGTTTCTGCGCTGCGATGCGCTCGAGTTTCTGCAGCTGGCGGGCCTGCGCCAGACGTTCGATGCGATCCACGCATCGCCGCCGTGCCAGGCCTACTCGCGGCTGCGGCACGCGCGGCCAGACCGCGAGTGGCCAGACCTGCTCGCGCCGACCCGCGCCGCGCTCGAGCGCTGCGGCCTGCCGTGGGTGATCGAGAACGTGCAGGGCGCGCCCTTGAAAAACGGCGTGGTGATGCTATGCGGCACCGCGTTTGGGCTCGACGCGGATGGGTTCGAGCACCGCCGCCACCGATTCTTCGAGGCCACGTTTCCGATGCTGGTGCCCGGCTGCCAGCACCAGCTGCCATCCGCGCCCTTGTATGGGCATAGCAGCGGGAAAGACTTCCGCGACCGCTATGGGCGCGGCTATGGTATCGAGCACAAGCGCGCAGCCATGGGCATCGACTGGATGAACCGCGACGAACTCGCGGAGGCGATCCCGCCGGCGTTCACCGAGTACATCGGGGGCGCCCTGCGCGACCACCTCGAGCGGGCGGCAGCAGATGAACTGGTCTGACCTCTACCACCTAGACCTAATCCTGATCGCGGCGGTGGCGATCCTGTACCTCGCCCTATTCGTGATCGCCCGGCGGTAACGTCCGAGCCGGTGTGATAGGTTCGAGCGGATCACGGATCGGGGGCCGATCCGCGAGTGACCCGCCCGGGCTCACGGGGTGATTCTGGGGAAACCGGTTTCTACGGATTGGAGCCCCCATGCGCCTACTCGGACGCGCCCGGCAAGCGCCGGCACCACCGCACGCGGCCAGCCGCAGTCTCGGCCAGATCCAGTTTCCCAGTGACCCGATGCTGCGCGTGTCGCGCGAGGCGGCGATGAGCCTATCGGTGGTCGCAAACGCGCGTAACGTGATCGTGGGGATTGCCAGCCAGCTGAGTGTCGACCGCAAGCGCGGCGACGAACTGCTCGACCCGGGCACGATCTTAACCCAGCCCGATCCAGACCAGACCTGGCCGGAAACGCTGGGGCTCACGGTCGACCAGCTGATTTTTTACGGCGAGGCCTACTGGCTGGTGGTGCGCCGTGACAGCGAGGGATTCCCGAGCCGCGCGCGGGTGCTGCCCTACGGCGCGACGGCGCCCAGGCTGGATCTCGACTGGTCAAAGTACACGCGGATCATCGAATATTCGATCGCGGGCGTGATCGTGCCGCCGCGTGACGTGATCCATTTCAGTATGCCGAGCCTGGGCGTGCTGCGAGACAGCGCCGCGCTGCTCTTGGATTCGCTGACGCTCGCGGCGGCGGCCAGCCGCTTTACCAGCGTGCCGCTGCCAGCTGGTGTGCTTTACAACGAGGGCCAAGAGGTAGGCGAGGATGATGCCAAGGCGATCGTGGCCGGGTTTGACGCGGCCCGCGAGGCCGGAGAAACCGCGTTCCTGCAATCGATGCGCTACGAGCGAACAGCCCTGAACGCTGCCGACCTGCAGCTGGTGGAAGCGCTCGCGGTGATGGACACGCGGCTGGCGCGCGCCATGAACGTGCCGGTTTCGATGGTCGGCGCGTCGCCCACCGGGCAGGCCCACGCCCAGCTGTACGCCAACGTGGTCGCCGCGCTCACCCAGCTGGTGCAGCAGGCGATTGCGCCGTACCTGCGCGTGATCGAGGAAACCTTTACGGGCCAGCAGGTGACACCACGCGGCCAGACGGTCGAGTTTGACACCGAGGATTGGCTGCGATTCGCGCAGATCGCGGGCGCGCCCACCACGGGCGCGCCGGCGGGGCCCGTACCGATTGGGGAGGCGCCGTGAGACTCCAACTAGACCCGCAAGCGCTCGATATCACCGCCAGCTCGGAGGGCTCGAGCGCTCGCCAGGTCGGCGGGCTGGCCGTGCCCTATGAAGTGGAAGCGCGCCTGACGCTGGGCGGGGCAGCCAAGCTGGTGACGTTCGCGGCGGGCTCGGTGGCGGTCGAGGGCGCATCGCCGCTGCTGCTGGGCCATGATCCGAACCGGCCCGTGGGCGTGCTGGTGGCGAGCGAGGGCGGCGAGGCGGGATTGCGCGCCACGTATGCGATCGACCAGACCAGCGATGGCGACGCGGCGCTAACCCAGGCGCAGAGCGGCAGCCGGCGCGGGCTGTCGGTGGGCGTTGACCTTGAAGAGTTTGAAGAGGATCCAGAAAACCCGGAGCGGATCCGGGTAGTGGCCGCGCGGCTCGCGGAAACCAGCCTTGTGGCCATGGCCGCGTTTGTAGGCGCTGGGGTCGACCAGATCGCAGCACACCGACCAGGGAGGGAAACAGCGATGAGCGAGACAACCCCAAAGCCTGCCGAGCCCGAGCCCGAGCAGCCCGAGCCGGGCGAGCCCGAGCCCGAGCCGGAGAGCACCCAGGCGCGGCGGCAGCCGCTGGTGATCGCAGAGCGCGGCCTGCCCGATATGCGGCTGGGCGAGTACGTGCAGACGCTGGTGCGCGCGGAGCGCGGCGACACGGGCGCGCGGCAGCGGATCGAGGCGCAGCTGACCCGGGGCAATATCACCACGTCGCCCGGTGTGGTGCCGATCACCTACGTGAATCAGGTGATCGACAGCCTGGGCGCGGATCGCCCGCTGTTTGCCGCCATGGATCACGCCGATATGCCCGGCGTGGGCATGACCATCCGCAGGCCCGAGATCACCACCCGCCCAGATGGCGCGTTCCTCGCGGACGACACGGCGGGCGCGCCGACCAGCGCGGCGGCGATCGTGAACCATGACGTGGCCGTGAGACAGTGGGCATGGGGCGGCAGCGCGTCGGTGGCGCTGGTGGAGCGCTCGAGCCCGAGCTACATCGAAGAGATCTTCACCCAGGCGGTGAAGAACTACTACCTGGACGTAGAGGCGGATATCGCATCGGCGTTCCCGACAGCGGTGAGCACGATCGCCACGGTCGGCCCGGCGGTGGCCGCGTTCATGGCCGCATACCGGACGTTCCCCACGCTGCTGGTGGTCGGCGGCGACGCCTACGGCAAGCTGCTGGACGCCACCGGCATCATGATGTTCGCATCGGGCAACGTCGACGCTGCCGGCAACGGCAGCTACGCGGGGCTGCGGGTGGTGCCATCCGCAGACGTGGCCGCAGCCGATGCCTGGGTGACGGCTGGAGACTTCCAAGAGATCCGCGAGTCCAGCCCGATCCGGCTCACGGTGTCGGACGTGACCAGCCTCAGTCTCGAGATCGGCGTGACCTCCTTCTATGCCCGCACGGCGACCCGGCAGACACTGGGAGGGGTGCCCGGCGCTGTTCGCATCGCCGCGTTCGCACCTGTCGCAGCCGAGGCGAGCAAGAGCACGGCCAAGGGCCGATAGAGGCGCGGCGAAGGGGCCGGCCCCCGCTCTCGAGCACCACGGGGGCCGGCCACTAAACTGGAGGCGCGATGGATACGTGGATCACGACCGATGATGTTCTACCGTGGATCGGCGCCATGGCCGACCCGGCCAGGTTGGCCGATAGCACGGCGGCAGCCAAACAGTACGTGGAGGATCGCCGCTCAGACCTGGGCCTAGTCGCATCCGTCGACCCGGCGCCAGCTGACGTGCTGCTCGGCACCGTCATCTACGCCAGCCTGATCTATCAGGCCAAGGCCTCGCCCACCGGCTATGCCGCGTATGGCGACGGCGCGATCGACCTGCCCGGCGACACCCAGCAGGCCTACATGCGCGCCATGCGCCTGATCGGGATGCGCCGGCCGGTGGCGATATGAGCACCACCGCAGCCGATAACGCGGCGCTGTTTCCGATCACCGCCGATGAGCGGATCGCCAAGGTGCGGCGCGGCCTCGAGATCGCGCTCGAGCAGGCCGAGAAACGCGCCGACAAGGCGGGCACGAAGGTGGCCCGCGCGATGGCCGAGCTAGATGAGTTTGACGCGGCGATCGACGCGGTGCGGGGCGAGCATGAGTGACCCGGGCGCCCGCGCTGCCGCCGACCTGATCACCACGGCGCTGGATGGCATCGTTCAAGAGATCATCGATGCGGGCGTGGTGGCGACGCGCGACCCGGGTGACTTCCAGCCACCGGGCGCGATCGTGGCCGCGCCCACGATCACGGGCGCGGCGACGCTGCAGAGCATCGGCCTGACCGTGCCGGTATACGTGGTGTCAGACCAGCCGGGCGGCGCGGAGGGGCTCGACTGGATGCTCGAGGCGGTCACGCTGCTGCTGCCGATCTTCCGCGAGAGCGCAGCCGAGCCCACGCTGTGGCACGGCCCGATAAACCCGGCGGGCCTGCCCGCCTACCTGATCACGTTGCGCGTGAACGTGTCGACCACCTAACGATTCGGAGGGGATGAACGATGCCATTTACCGACAGCCGACTGGGGCCGGGTACGCTCACGGTGGGCACCGCGCCGGGCACCGAGTATGGGTTTCAGGTGTCCGCGCTGAGTCTGGTGCCTGCGGTGAATAGCACCGACGGCACGCCCACGCTCGCGGTGCCCGCGCCGGCCCCCGAGACAAAGACGGATTACAGCCTGGACGGCACCGCGATCAACGATTTCGGCACGCTGTCGGGGCTGCAGCGCTACTGCTACGACAACGACGGCGCGACGATGGATTTTGTCTGGACACCGAACACCGATGACCCCACGCCCGCGACGCTGACGGGCCGGTGCGTGGTGCGCGCGTTCCCGATGGGCGGCAACGTGGGCGAGCAGCTGACCACTGACTTTTCGTGGCCGTGCGAGGGTAAGCCGGTGTGGGCTGGTGGCGCAGCGGCCACGGCAGCCGGCGCAGGTGGTGGTGCGAAGAGGGCTGCCCGGTGATCCGGCTCGAGGGCACGATTACCTACACGGACGGGCGCGAGGAGCGGATCGAGGTACACCAGGCCGAATACGCGGACTACGAGCTATGGGCGATCCGCCACGGCCTGAACCCGGCGCCCGATGCCAGCCCGCCGATGACGATGACGCGGTATCTGGGCTATGCGGCGGCAGAGCGCAAGAGCGGCAGACCACCGTGGGAGTGGGTGCCGTTCGAGGAGTGGGGCGGGCTGGTGGCCGACGTGACACTCGACGCGCCACCGGAGGGGTTCAGTGCCGAGGCGCCGCCATTCCCTCCGGTACGGTCGGCAGGATGATCGCGGC